GTGCCGTCCGCGCTCACGTGCAACGGAGCGAGCTCCAGCCGCACGTCTACTGCCAATCGCTCACCGATTCGCTCGGACGAGTCAACGACCTTCGCGATGCGGAGATAGTCTGTCGGGAACTGCCTTAGTGTGTCGAAGCAGTTCGCCTCCAGCCGGACGACGTCGTCTTCAACCCGAACCGACCAGATGAGCGGCTCGTCGCACTCGGGGGGCGGCTCCACGTGGAAGGCATCCTCGTCCTCCTCCCACCTCACGATCTCCCACGGGCCATTGGTGCTTTCGGCGTCTCGAGCCTGGAGATACGGAGTGTTACCTGACTCAGCACGGATCGTTCGGCCTCTGATTTCGGTCCCTATCCGCACGTTGAATCTGCAGCAAACACGATCCAAGTGCTCTGGGGATTCTGTCAGGAATGGAAGCCCCCACATCTGAACATCTATGTCCCAGAACGCGGGGGCATCAGGGTCTGCCGAGAACATCCGTCGGTGAATCGCCTCTTCTGTTGCCTTCCCCCACGGCTCTCCGACAGGAACTCCGAAGAGGGCGTCTACGTCTGGATCCGGCACAAAGAGGAAGTCCTCAGCAAGGCAATCCAGATACGCGTCGACGTCCCTTTCCGCATAGGCGGCCAGGACGCGGTCGATGGTATCCTCGGCCTCCCGTGGTACGCTGGCATTGACAGGAGAGGTCAAAGCACAGGCTGTAAGCAGCATTCCCGTCGCCAACGTAGCTAGCTCAAGCGACCGTCCCATTCCTCTCCTCCTGTCATACTCGCTACTGGCCACTTCGGGAGTCGCCAGTAGAAGAGGCGCATGGAGCATCCCAGGGAGCAGCGACCTCTGACTCTGCATACCCTTGGTCCGCCGCATCGAATCCTGCACCCGCAATGGACTGCGCAGGACTGCAGCCCCAGAGCATGCGTACCAGACACTCCCCCCGATCCGCAAGAGGGCCGCGCCCAAACCCCAGAAACAGCATGCCCCTGGGCACCAAGCGTGTCAATGGCCCTCGAAGACGTTCTGCCCGCGGAAGCCAGCGCCCGGACGGAGTCCAGCAGCCATGACCTGCCCCCTGGAACTGATCCAGTCGGAAAGCTAGACTTTCTGCCCTGGGCTCTTGCCCCCAACCCTGGTCCAGACCTAGGGACAATTCTCGGGTCCTACGTGGGCAGGAGGGACAAGGCCGCCGGCTCCAGCCGGCGGCCTTGTCATCGACGGTCCCTGCACGCGTCCCGCTACGGTCTCGTTTGCACCTCCTTCATGATCGCTCTGATCTCCGCTTCATCGTTCCGGGCGGCCGCGATCGCGAGCGCCCTCACGAACTTCGACGCCTTGGCCGGCCCTGCCGCCTTGTGGATCAGGCCGCGCTCCTCAGCGGTCAGGCGAAAGGCGAACACGCAGAGGTTCTCCCTTGCGGCCTTGTCCTTCGGCGCCTGATGCGGCGCGGCCTCGGCGCTCGGCTTCACCGGCTTCCGGGTCTTGGCCGCTGCCTTCTTGGTGTTCTTCGACTTCGCCATCTCGCTCCTCCCTTCCATTCGAACCTAGCGCACGATCCGGCGCGGCTCTTTGCCGCAGCCCTCGCACGCCACGTGACCGCCCTGGCGGTCGATCTCCTTCATCAAGTCCGGCGTGATCTCCATCCACTGTTCCCAGATCCAGGTGTCGGAGCCCGGGTAGGGGATGTGGCAGCACGCGCAGACCACGGCGCCCTGCACGTTCCAGAAGACCTGATGGTCCTGAAGACCGAACTTCGGCCTCCTTACACTCGTCGCGGTACGTGTCATCACTCCTTCCTCCCGCGCGCCTCGCGTTCCCGCACGCCCTTCAGCGCCGCCCCCGCCGCCAATAGGATGTCCTGAAGGTCCTGCGCCGCAACGAGCGCGTCCCTCCACTCCTTGAGCGTGACGTACGGGCGCGCCTCGCAGTCAGCGAGCGCGCGCGTCGCGTCGGCCAGATGCGTCTGCACGAGGTTCGTGAGGAGCTCGGCCTGCTCGGCCGTCATCTTCACGCTCACCTTCTTGGCCTTCGCCATCGTCGCCTCCCTAGTTCCGGCCTCTGTCCCTCGTGAGCAGCCCGTCCTGCATCGCCTTCCTGCTGTGCGCGACGTTCCGCTCGATCGCGTCGAGGTACTTCCCGATCTTGACCGCGTTCTTGATGAGGTAGGTCGCGAGGCCCTTGGCCTCTTCCTCGTTGTCGAACACGGCGACGACCTGATCTGGCTCGAGCCCGCCGCGGACCTGCAGCATGAGGTCCTTGGGGCTTGCAGCGAAGCACACGTCCGGGAGCGTGCTGTCGCGCGCCGCCCGGGTCACGACCCACATCGTCTTCACGTTCGTGATCGTTGCCATCTCGTCCTCCTACCTGGCCGCCGCGAACGCCCACTTGGGCGCGTACGGCGAGTCGTCGTCCGGGTGCCCGCCCTCGACGATGTAGACCACAGAGGCCGCGTCGTCGGGCTCCTCGTCGGGTTCGCCCATCCCGCGTGAGGTGTCGTCCGGCCTCGCGATCCCCGCGACCGTGAACTGGAGCGGCCACTTGGGTTGGAACGCGAGCCTGAGCTCGCAGTCGCCGTACCCGTCGTCCGCTGCCTCTTGCAGGCGCTCAATCGCGTCGTTGACCGTCATCGTTGCCCTCCCTTCGTGCCCGCCATGCTCCGGCTTGAGTCACAGTGACGAGCTTCCCGCAGGGCATGGGAAGGGGATTCGAGCTCGGAGATGCGAGTTCCTGGAAGGCCGTGCGGCGTTCACGATCGCTGCGATTCACCCGCGCCACCCGTCTACCCATCCACGCCGCCTCACAGTCGGCAACGTGGCCGAACGCTCCACGGGAACCTGCGCCTCGACCCTTCGCGCCAGCGCAGCCGCGCGCTCCGGCAGCGACCGCACGAACGCAGGCCCAAGGATGTAGAGCGCCGCGAGGCAGTAGACCTCGAGATCGAGCGCCTCGTTCCGCTCGCGTGTCTTGATCCACTCCCGCACCGTCCCCCGGTTCTTCACCCACTTCCGCACGGCCTTCTCAGCCGTGAGCTGCGCGACGTACTCCTCGTCGATCCACTCCGGCAGATGGCAGTAGCCAGGGCCAGGCACCCCGATCCTGAGCCGCGAGTAGACGATCTCCTTGCCGGTATCCACGCAGAGCGTGAAGAGCTTCGCGCGGTAGCGGTTGTGGTCACTGGGCCGCCCCACGACCGGCTTCCCGCGTTCGGAGCCGCCGCGGACGGCGAAGATCCGCCTCTCGATCCTGGCCCTGCAGAACCGGTAGACCTGCTCGGAGTGGTGCCCGCCGCTGTCCACGGCTACGCAGGTGATCGGCACCTTCTGCCCGCTCTCGTGCGTGAACTCCTGCTTGAGGAACCTGTCGAGCTCGAGCCAGACGGACTCGCGCCCTGGGTCGCCGTGGAGAAGCTCCATCTCGTCGCGCCCGAGATGTGGATGAAGACCGGGATCTACTCCGCGGGCCTCAGGAGCCGGGACACGGACCATCCGATCATCGTCGCTGGGATCCAGTCGGTCTACAAGCGCGCCTGCGAGCTCGACGCGTTCGATCTCATCATCATCGACGAGGCGCACATGATCCCGCCGGACGGCGACGGCATGTACCGCTCGTTCCTTGAGGACGCGCGCACCGTGAACCCGAACGTGCGGCTTATCGGGCTCACCGCCACGCCGTTCCGGATGAAGAGCGGCACGATCTGCGAACCGGAGAACGTGCTGAACCACGTCTGCTACGAGATCGGAGTGAAGGAGCTCATCGTCCAGGGCTACCTCTGCCCGCTCGTGACCAAGGGAAGCCGCGAGGCCATCGACACCTCAGGTCTCCACGTCCGGGCGGGGGAGTTCGTGGCAAACGAGGCTGAGGACCTCATGGATCGGGACGAGCTTGTCGAGTCGGCCTGCAAGGAGATCGTGGAGCAGACGGGCGAGCGTAGGTCGGTGCTCGTGTTCACGACGGGCGTGCGGCACGGGGAGCACGTCGCCGAGGTCCTCCGCAGGATCTCGGGGGGTGAGGTGGCGGCCGTGTTCGGCGAGACAGCGAGCTCCGAGCGCGACCGGGTGCTCGCGCAATTCAAGGACGGGTCCCTCAAGTACCTGGTGAACGTCAACGTTCTGACGATGGGCTTCGACGCGCCCAACATCGACTGCGTCGCCATGGTCAGGCCGACGCTCTCGCCCGGGCTCTACTACCAGATGGTTGGACGCGGATTCAGGCTCAGTCCGGGCAAGGAGAATTGCCTCGTTCTCGACTTCGGCGGGAACGTCCTTCGGCATGGGCCGGTGGATGCGATCCGCATCCGGGACGTGAACCACCGTGGCAACGCCGAGACACCCGCCAAGCAGTGCCCTGAGTGCCGGAGCCTGATCGCGGCGGGGTACGCGACGTGCCCCGACTGCGGCTACGAGTTCCCGCCGCCGGAGCGGCAGCCGCACGAGGCCACGGCCTCCACGGAGGGCATCCTTTCAGGTGAGGTCACGACCAGGGAGTACCCCGTGGAGTCGGTGTTCTGCAGCGTCCACCAGAAGCGGGGCGCCCCGGATGGAGCGCCCCGTAGCCTCAGGGTCGAGTACCGCATCGGGTTCCGCAAGTACCAGTCGGAGTGGATCTGTTTCGAGCACGTGGGTTGGCCGCGCCTCAAGGCGGAGTCGTGGTGGCGCAGACGCTCGAACGCGAGAGTCCCTCAGTCGGCCGAGGATGGGGTGGAGCTCGTGAACGCGGGCGCGCTCTGCGAGACGCGGTCGATCACGGTTCGCAGCGTCGTGGGAGAAAAGTACAGCCGGATCATCGGCTACGACCTCGGCCCGAAGCCCGAGTGGCGGGAGCCTGGGGAGGACCTCGATGAGTTGCCCGTTGGAGAACGCTACGTCTACGCGGTGGAAGGAGGGGTGCCGTTTTGAGCACGATGCGCGAGCACGCGATCCGCTATGCAGAGATGGGGTACCCCGTCTTCCCCTGCGCGCCCGGAGGAAAGGCGCCGCTCACTCCGCACGGGTTTCACGATGCCACGACGGACGTCGTGAGGATCGAGGAGTGGTGGGCACGGCACCGTGAAGCGAACGTCGCAATTCCGACCGCCGGCCTTCTCGTGGTCGACGTGGACGGCCCCGACAACGCCTGGCCCGGAGACCCGGACAAGGTGTTGGACCTCGCCCGTGGCGCTGTGTCCATCACGCCCCGTGGTGGCACGCACTACATCTTCCGCCAACCAGGGGACAGGGCGTGGGGCAACACGGTCGGGAAGATCGCTCCGAAGGTCGACACGCGGGCGAACGGGGGCTACATCCTGCTGCCACCATCCGTGGTAGACGGGAAGCGGTATTGCTGGAGCAAGTCCTCGGAACTCATGACACCAGCGGAACTGCCCGAGCCTCCCGGGTGGCTCACGGCCCTCCTGGACGAGCTTGGCGGGAACGGGGCGCCCCCGGGCGCGCACAGGGCGCGACAGGGCGACGATCTCGCGCCGGACGGCAACGTGATACCAGCTGGCCAACGGAACGCCACGTTGGCGCGCCTTGGCGGCGTGATGCGCAGGGTGGGCATGAGCCGCGACGAGATCCTGGTCGCCCTCCTTCGCGCCAACGAGGACCGATGCCGGCCGCCGCTCTCGCTGCGTGAGGTCGAGAACGTGGCAGCGAGCATCGCCCGCTAT